GGAAAAGAACGTATAGCAGAAGATATAAGACTCGTACGAAATATTGATTTTCTTAGTATTGATAAAGACAACATGGAGTTTCAAGCAATAGCAACTTGTTATCAGTTGGAAGCTTTGAACCGAATAGTGGATGCAGTTGAATTCACAGAGTTCCAGCTTAATGGATGATTACCAAAGGTTTATACATTGTAGCCGCTATGCCCGGTGGCGAGACGACCTAGGACGAAGAGAGACTTGGGAAGAGACTGTAGAACGTCTACTTGATTACTATAACAGCCATGTACTATTTACAGCCTTTACACCTAAGGGTTTTTATGAAGATTTACGTGATGCCATAATTGACATGGAAGTCATGCCCAGTATGAGGGCAATGATGACAGCCGGTCCTGCACTAGATAGGTGCAACGTGGGTGCGTACAACTGTGCGTACTTGCCTGTTGACTCCCCTAGAAGTTTTGACGAAGCCATGTACATCTTGATGTGCGGGACCGGTGTTGGTTTTAGTGTAGAGGAAAAATATGTCAGTCAACTCCCACGTATCACCGAGAACTTTAATGACACAGATACAGTCATTGTTGTCGCGGATAGCAAAGAGGGTTGGGCTACCGCATTCCGAGAACTTGTCACTTTACTTATTGCGGGCCAAGTTCCCAAGTGGAATACAACTAGAGTACGTCCTGCCGGAGCGAGACTTAAAACATTTGGGGGCAGAGCTAGTGGGCCTGAGCCGCTCGAAAGGCTGTTCCGTTTCTCTGTGGACCTATTCAAAAAAGCGGCAGGCCGCAGGCTCACAGCTTTGGAGTGTCACGACCTAATGTGCATGGTCGCCGATGTTGTTGTAGTCGGCGGTGTACGTAGAAGTGCAATGATTTCTCTGAGTGATCTAGGCTCGGAGGCAATGGCCACAGCTAAGTCTGGAAGCTGGTGGGAAGGCCACGTTCACAGACAACTAGCTAACAACAGTGCGGTGTACAATGGCAAACCGGAAATCGGAGAATTCCTCAAAGAGTGGAAAGCCCTCTACGACAGTAAGTCAGGGGAGCGAGGAATCTTCAATCGAGACGCTTCTCGAAGGATCGTTGAAAAGCTTGGAAGACGTGATCCGAACCACGACTTCGGCACTAACCCGTGTTCAGAGATTATCCTACGACCCTTCCAATTCTGCAATCTTACGGAGGTTGTCGTCCGACCTGAGGACACGTTCGATAGTCTTAAACGCAAGGTCCGCCTCGCTACAATTCTTGGTACAATCCAGTCTACCTTCACTTCCTTTCGATACCTCAGAAAAATCTGGCAAAAGAACACGGAAGAAGAAAGACTCCTCGGAGTAAGTCTAACTGGTATCTGTGACAATAGGAACTGGCCTGAGATTGATTTGAAAGAACTTCGAAATGTCGCTATCGAAACTAACAAAGAGTGGGCGGATCGTCTTGGCCTTCCCCCTAGCACTGCCATTACTTGCGTTAAGCCTTCCGGCACTGTTTCTCAGTTGGTTGATAGTGCTTCTGGCATTCATCCTCGCTGGTCTCCATACTATCTACGAACCGTCCGCAACGATATTAAAGACCCGATTTCCAAGTTTCTACAAGACTCTGGAGTTCCTTGTGAACCTGATTCTAGAAACCCCTCAGCACTTGTTTTCTCTTTTCCGCAAAAGTCGCCTGTTTGCAGCGTGGTACGAACTGACCTCTCGGCTGTAGAAAGTCTTGAAGCTTGGAAACACTTCCAAGAAAACTGGTGCGAGCACAAACCAAGTGTAACTATTTCGGTGAAAGAAGATGAGTGGCTCGAAGTGGCTAGTTGGTGTTATTCTAACTTTGACTTACTTAGTGGTGTATCGTTTCTACCCTTTGATCCAACGGAATATCCGCAAGCGCCGTACCAAACACTAACCGAAGAACAATATAATGAGTGGGTAAAGAAAATGCCCGCGTCCATAGATTGGAGCCGACTAACTGAATACGAACGAGAAGATCACACAACAGGAAGCCAAGAACTCGCTTGCGTCGCCGGAGTCTGTGAGATTTAGGGAGATTGAAACCAATCTTCTGTACGACTGCAAGCTAATGGATACTGGTGTTATTGTACGCCAGTGTCCTCCTTACGAACACAACATTACTTTCGTCGAGTTTGATGAATTCGCAGATCGATTTGAGGTGAGCTATGTCGCTAGTTGACGTACACGGTAACGACCTAACAACTAAGAAGCGTAGGCGTCAGACGAGTTCCATGAAGAAACAAACCCGCTACGGAGACGTTCTCTTTAAGCTAGTTGTTGATCTTCCCGAAGGAATGGGGTCTGACGACTTCAATCAATTGATGGTTGAGTACTTCGGGATTGGTTACGAAGCTTTTAAACAGAAAGTTAGACTATGAATAAAAAGAAAACAGAGGATGCGTGTCCTTGGGTTCTTGTCCTTATTCTGTTGCCTTTTGCCTTTATGGGTTTTTGTTTTGGTCTGAATGCTATTTTCTCGTTCGTCGATAAAGTTAACACAACCGCAGTCGAGGTTCAGGAACTTAAACACGAGCGAGAACGTACAGTTACGGCTTACTGGGAGCCCAGCCTAGTAGAAGAGATAGACAGGTCTGCTCATGGCCATTCTTCCTAATCCTTACGTGCTAATTGGTGGGGGCGTGGTTGCCCTCGCCATTGCAGGTTCCTTTTACGTACAGAGTACACTGATACACAAATGGCATACCCAATACGACTGTGTTCAATCTGGTTTGAACTGTCCTAAAGGGACAGAAAACATTCCTGATTTGAAAGCTAAGATCAATCAAATGACAACTGCTCAGAACCTACAGCAAAGTAAGTCTGAGCAGGCAGTTATTAAAGTTGTGCAAGGACCTCGTGAGGTGCAATCTATCATCAAAGAAATAGAGGCAGCACCGGCTAAACCGTGTACTGCCCCAGTAGATTCCGACGAGGTGAAGAATGCGTTTTAAATGGTTGCTGCTTATCCCTTGCCTAGCAGCTTGCGGATTAACGCCAAAGCCTGAGATAAGAATTCAGACTGTCCACTGCCTGACGCCGGAACAGTTTGTGAAACTGGTGCAGGCGGAGCCTCCGAAGATTGGACAGCATTTGGAGCAGGACCTTGGGAAGCAGAATCGTCAACTGAAGGAACAGAATGTTCTGGTTCGTCAGTATGCGGACGGTCTTCTACAGGTTCTTGGCGGGTGTACAGCTCCTTCTCCTTAGCCCGTCTAGCAACTAAACCCGGTTCGACTTTGCCGTTGTCGTATTTCCACTTAGGAAACTCGGCAGCGGCTTTGTCGTATTCACCTTCTTTGTGAAAGGAACACAAATGACTACTAAGGAACTGAGAAGGTCCAACGTTAAACACAAAGTCGGTGAGTGCGTCAAACTGTCCTTGGGTGCAGGGAAGGCAGTGTTGATTGACGAAATTAGCAGCGTAGTTCATGTCATGCTCAAGGAGAACCTCGGCCACCTCTTGGGTGATGACTTGATTAGGTTTGACTCCGCCCGTGTGTCCATATCCTATTGTCCAGACACCTCCGGTATCTTGGTAAGCCTTGAGCCTACACCCCTCAGACTGTTCAGTTAGGTTGTAACAGTCTTTACTTGGGAGCATTCGGAGTGTAGTCCGGGGTCATAATAGCGATAGCCCCACAGATAAACGAACCAATGATTAGTTTTGGATAACCGGCTGCGGCTGCGGCTACAAACACGCCGCCTAGACCGGCCCAAGTACTGGCTTCCATCAGTCGGTTCTTGAGGTAGTTAAAAGTTTTTAGCACGATCAATAGCCTCTCTTACTTTGCTGTAGTGTACACGATTGGTGAAGTACACACGTTTGAATAGCTCGTTGGGATCGTAAATCCCGTTGTTGATTAGTTTTCTGACTTGGTTTACTAGGTTAATATCTGACATATCCATACTTCTTAAGGTTTTCAGAACTAATGGAACTGGCGGCAGCCATCGTGGAAGAAACGTAGTCGGAAGTCTTCATGTGACCGTCGCTCAAACCTCTTGCGGTTGCAGTTCTCAAGTCGTGACCTGAGTGATACATGGCTAGAGCGTCTTCC